GTCCACACCACGCACATCGCCGTCCACGAGTCAGAGGGGCCCCGAGCGACGAAACGTCTCCCAAGGTCATCCTCACCCACACCACCCGAACGCAACAAACAAAACTAGACTGAGGAATCAAGGAAGTCCTCGACAATGCCTGGAGGCAAGTCCGAAAGGTAGCAAGAATCAATCCTCTCATATGGGCCACCAAAACCCAACAAGGCAAAAGACTCTTCCAAGGCCACCTGCTGCTCTGCCGATACCCCAAAAGCAGCTTCGAAACTCGCCCTCGCAACAGACGTCACTTCCTCTACCTCCTCTGGTCCCGCTAGCCACGCACCCTGCATAAAATACTCGCGGAAAGGCCCACACCTGACCCTCCCAGAGAACTCCGTCGTTCGAAGTAGGCTGAGGGCCCATGCCTGAAGCACGGGTATACCACGAGCTAAAGACAGCTCGCAACTCGCAACTCCGCTTAACCACTCCCGTGAATACACGGGCTCATTCAAATACCTATGGCTGCTGCAAGAGCCAGACAGCACAGAAAGGTAATTGCGCACCATTGTCAGACCACGGGTGCCCCCGAGGTCGACTGGCGCGGACTGGCCAAAACGAATTTCCTCCAACCTACGGACAGGTCGCTCAAGGGTGAACTCATGACCACTTGCAGCCAGTACGTCCGCAGCAAAGACAGGTAGGACGACTTGGGATTCGGACGCCTCCAGAAAAATCAACGCGTTGTCACCATCACAGAGCACATCGAAACGTACCCCATACCCGGTCAGCACACCAACGCAAACTGCGAGCATGAGGAGGGTGTTCCCCATGCCCGTGTTGAAATCCCCAGAGGCCCTTCCACCAGGCCGACTGAACTTTGCCCCACACGGCAACCGCCCCCGAAGGTGCAGCTGCTCACGGAGAAGGCGGGCCAACCCTTTGTCAGAGGGAAAAGCCGACCTATACACCCCGAGCTCCGACTCCAAATGGTCCGGGCCCACGTGCGCCTCGAACGCCTTTCCGTCCACTTCGAACACGACGCAGTCTCGGAAGCTACTAAACTTGCGAGATATCAGGTGCGCGCGCCGCTCGGGACTCAACCCCTTCGCCACAACCCTTGTATTGGCTCCTCCGAACAAGCGACGGGCAGTGAGGTAACCCCACAACCAATGCTCGAACGGCTTCAAGCGGGATGCCAGCTCCAAGTTATACCTAGGATCCCTTGGAAAGATCATTCTAGGTTTCGCCAACTT